AAGATTATGAATACATTAAATCAGATTCGATATTTTTTGTATGGTGGTTTTGCCTTTTTCGTAGCCACAGAAATTGGAATATTTAAAGCATTAAAAATAATGAGTTAAGATTATGATGGTATTTCTAACAAATATAGCACCTATAATGCTTGGATTTATTGGCAAGTTATTTGCCTTAAAGAGCCAAGCAGCAGCAGAGAATCAGAAGCTGATGATTCAATCACTACAAGTAAGAAATGAGTCTATCAATCAAGCTAGAGATAGAGCAGACAAGGAATCACCTATGGCTGCTTTAAATAGACGAGTAATTATATTTGTTATATTAGGCTTGGTTATATTCACTCAAGTAGCACCTGTGTTTTTTGATGTACCAACAGTAATACCTACTGTAGTTAAAGGAGCAAGCATTTTAGGCTTCCAACTAACTCCAGATGTGGTAGAATATGTTACTGTAGAAGGGATGTTGAAGCTAAGTGAGGTTTTCTCATGGGCAACAATGATAATTGAATTCTACTTTGGAGCACAACTAGCAAAAGGTAGGTAAATATGAAGAGGGCGATTGTCGTACCCGACCAGCACTTTCCGATACATGATGAGAGTGCAGTCAAAGTAGTATTAAAGGCGATAGAATTTGTTAAACCAGACATTTTTATCAATTTAGGTGATGTTGGAGAATGGGAGTCTGTATCTGCTTGGAGATATAAAAGACGAAAACGACCACCACTTGAATACCAACTCAAAGAGATGGTCAAGGAAATCAAGGAAGTCAATAAGTGTATTGATAGATTTGATAAAGTCTTAGACAAGATTAAGTGTAAAGAACGACATATACTAGCTGGTAATCACGATGAATGGCTAGACTCGTTTGTAGAAGAGAATCCTTATTTAGATCAATATACATTCAGAAATGCTTGTAAGTGGGATGAAAGAGGATATGAGTATAAAGTATGGAATGAAGTTCTAAAACTAGGTAAGTTGAATTTTATTCATGGTGCATATACTACAGTTAATCATGCTAAAACACATTTAGATAAGTATGGTGCAAATATTGTTTATGGTCATGTACACGACATACAACGATATTCACACACTAAATTAGATGATGATGGTATAGCTGCATGGTCTATGGGTTGTTTAAAGGATATGTCTGCCGAGAAAAATAGATGGCTTAAAGGTAGACTACACAACTGGAATCACGCTTTTGGAATTGTAACCTGGTTTGATGATGATTTATTTCAACTAGAAACCATAGAGATTGTTAAAGGTAAATGCTCCGTATGGGGAAAAATAATTAAAGGATAGGATTATGACATTTAGAGGCTTAATCAATGAAGTATTAATAAGACTAAGAGAAGATACAATCAGTAGCGATTGGTCTGGTGATATTAATGACAGTTCAACTATATCTGCTTATCAAAAAGTAATAGGTTCTTTGGTAAATGATGCGAAACGCCATGTTGAAGGAAGGCATGATTGGCTTAATCTTAGATCAACAGTTGATATTACAACTGTAAATGGCACTAAAAACTACAATCTTAGTTCTGGTCAAGAGATCAAAATCCTAGATGCGATCAACAATACTACTGGTATGCACCTTAGACAGGTTGGTAAAACATATATTAATACAGTTACATATCCCTCACAGAATACAGGAGAACCATTGTATTACGGATTTAATGGTAGTGATGCCTCTAATAACTTGAAAGTAGACCTCTCACCAGTTCCTACAGAGGCTCATACAATCTCATTTGATATTATTAAGTATCAAGATGACTTAGCTGAAGCTGCTACAGTAATAAGCGTTCCAGAAAGACCTGTTATATTAGGTGCTTGGGCAAGAGCAATTGCAGAAAGAGGTGAAGATGGAGGCACACAGTCTAGTTTAATGGCTCAAGAGGCTAGTGAGGCTTTAAAACAAGCGATTATGTTGGATAGTGGTAATACACGATATGAAACTGATTGGTATATTAACTAATGGCAAAGCCTTTAACATATCAACCACTACAAGATTTAGGTTTGAATGGACTGAACACTCAAAGTAACCCTGCAACCTTAGACCATTCATGGCTAACTAAAGCAGAGAATATAGTTCTAAGAGAGTCTGGTCGTATTACTTTTAGGAAGGGCTTGAAACAGAAAGTCGCTCCCAATGGTTCAGATGCAGCAATAGTTTCTATGGTTGAACATAATGACCAAGGAACAAACAAGATATTTGCTAGTTATGGAACTTCTATATATACAGTAGATTTTACTTCGCCTGCCTCTGCATTTCCTAGTAGTGGTGATGATGTCAAACATACAGTAGGAAGTACGACAGGTGCTTGGCAGTTTGTAAATTTCAATGATAGATTACATTGTTTCCATGCTGGTGTTATACCCCAGAGATATGATGGTTCTTTAGGTTCAGGTTCAAAGTGGACAGCACATGCAACTGACCCTGCATCTATAACCTCTCTGTTTGACCCTAGTTGTGGTATGGGTTATTACGGAAGAATCTGGGCAGGTGGTGTAGCAGAAGCAAAAGATGTTGTCTACTATTCAAATTTGCTTGATGGTGATGATTGGACAGGTGGTGATACTGGCTTAATTGATTTGGCAAAGGTATGGGGTACTGACGAAATTGTCGCACTAGCACCCTTTTATGGCAAGCTAGTGATATTCGGCAAGAACAATATTGTCATTTATGACTCACCTGAAACTGTTGGTTCTTTAGCACTTAATGAAGTAATTAGAGGTGTAGGTCTGGTTTCAAGAGATAGTGTACAGGCTATTGGTGATGATTTAGTATTCCTTTCAAATACAGGATTACGCTCTTTGGGAAGAACAACTGAGAAAGACAAACTTCCTTTAACTGATCTAAGTGTCAATATCAAGGACAGGCTTATAAGAAATATAGGTAATAGCACAAATGTCAAGAGTGTGTATGTTGAGAATGAGGGCATATATATTATGTCCTTTGTAGACAAGAATATAAATTATGTGTTTGACTTCAAGCATATAACACCGAATGAAGCACCAAGAATAACTACTTGGACTTTTGACAATGATAGAGAACCTGCATCTATGATATATACAGATTTATATAGTGGTCTACTTGTAGGACAGAAAGATGGAAGTATCGCTGGATATGAGAATTATTATGATACAGATTTAGCAGGTGCTTCTACTTATACAGATTCTTCTTATACATGGAGTCTTGAAACAACATGGGTAAATTTAGGCGAAACTGTAGCAGCATCATTATTGAAGAGATTATTTATGGTGCTAGAGGGCGGTTCAGGTGCGACAATGGGTATAAAGTGGTACAAGGATTTTAGTGGCACACCATCTACAACAACCTCTATAGTTCTTAATCCTGTAACAACTGGTTCTACATCTCTATGGGGTGCGTCTACATCTTTATATGGAGCAACAACAGCAACACATACACACGATGCTGCGGTACATCCAGCTAATTCTACTTATGCACCTGTATTTGGATTAAGAGAATATAGGACACCACTTACAGGTAGTGCTAAGAATTTAAAAATAGCAATGGATATAGAGAGTACTGGATATGATGCCTCTCTACAAACTTTAACTTTATTACATAAACAAGGGAAGATACGATGAGTAATTATACGATAGCAGTTTCTTGGTCTGGAAAGGATGCACTAGCTGACTCAGATGCAAACAAGGTAATATCTGGAGGCGATTTCAATACGGAATTTACTGCGGTACAGACAGCAATTAACTCAAAAGCAGATATAGCTTCAGAAACTCTGACAGGAACACCACTAGCACCAACAGCTGCATCTGGTACAAATACGACACAGATTGCTACTACAGCCTTTGTGAGAGCAGAGATAGCTGATAGAGTTTATCCTGTAGGTGCTATATTTACTACAGTTACAGCTTACGCTAATTCAGCAGCAGTTGTAACAGCAATAGGTGGAACGACTTGGGTAGCCTTTGGAGCAGGTAAGGTGCTTGTAGGTTTAGATTCTGGTGATACAGACTTTGATACTGTAGAGGAAACAGGTGGTTCTAAGACTTCAACTACAGGAAGTACCACACTAACAACTTCTCAGATACCAGCACATAGTCATAAGGTAGCTGGAGGTGAACACGATTCAGGCAGTTATGATTATGGGGATAACTTTCAAGCGAATAATTTAGTAGATGTATCAGGAGTAAGAGCACATCAAGTAGATACTTCATCAGCAGGTGGTGGAACTGGACACACTCACGGAAGCACACCAACAGTACAACCTTACATAGTAGTATATTTTTGGAAACGCACAGCATAATAATTAGGAGATAGAGAGATGGCAAGA